TCCTGCTTCCGGCTTATTAAATCTTTCAAATTCTCAAGATGTTAAGGCAGATTCTGCATCTACTGTTGCGCGTTCTGCTTATGTCGCTGCTGATCTTTCCGCCCTCTCAATTCGTGCAACTGAATACCTTCAGCGCTGGAAAGAAGTAGTACAATTCTCCAGTAAAGACTATTCTGACCAAATGGCCGCTCAGTTTGGTATCAAAGCCCCTGAATATATGGGTAATCATGCTCATTATATTGGTGGTTGGTCTAATGTGATTAATATCAATGAGGTTCTTAACACCAATCTGACTGCTGATAACTCTCAGGCTGTTATTGCTGGTAAAGGCGTTGGTTCCCAATCTGGTCATACTATTAGCTATAGCTGTGGTGCTGAGCATCAGGTGATTATGTGTGTCTACCATGCTGTTCCCTTGCTTGATTGGTCTCTTAAGGGTCACAATCCTCAATTGTTATGCACGTCTGTTTCTGATTTCCCGCAGCCTGCTTTTGACCAGTTAGGTATGCAACCCGTTCCTGCTCTGACTCTTAATAATAGCCCGTCCGCTCCTACTGGTAATATTGGTTATAATCTGCGTTACTGGCAATGGAAATCTGCCGTTGATACCGTTCATGGCGCATTTCGTCCTAAAGCTGCTTATCAATCTTGGGTTGCTCCGCTTCAAGGTTCTCAAGTCCAGGTTTCTGGCCAATCTTCGCTAAGTTACCAATCATTTAAGATTCGTCCTCAACAGTTAAACTCTATTTTTGAGCCTCAGATTACTACTAGTAATTATAATGTGGCTTATGATCAATTGCTATGTAATGTCAATTTCCAAGTATACGCTGTACAGAACTTGGATAGAAATGGTTTACCTTTTTAATTGTGTGTTGTTATGAGAAATTTTGCTTATGTGAATCCTGAGTTTGAACAGGATAGTGTTACTCCTGAATTGGTCGAAGGAAATCCCTGTTACGAACCTAGTGTATATGATTCGGTTATGCTGGAAGAATTGTCTGACGGCTCGTATATGTATATGGATATGACGTCTATTCTTCTTAATCAAGAAAAATATCGTCGCTTGCTTGGTGATATGAATGTACAGAATATTCTTGCGCAGATGTACCCTTCTCAATCTACTTTTATGGATGGTATGACCGACGAAGATCGTTTTAATTGTGTTATCTCCCGTCATTGTCAAACTCTATCAGAGCGTCAAGCTGTATTACAACAGTTGGCTGGTGAACATTCTGAGTTAACTAAGTATGCGCAGGCAATGTTGGAAGAACAATTGGCAGAGAAAAAGGCAGAGCCGTCTACGGATCCCGCACCTGCCCCTGAGTCATAATGGGTCTTTTTGATGCTATTGCTTCTTCTGTAGGAAACCTTACCGACAATGTTGTTGGTATGGTTAATCAGAATCATCAGAATAAGGTTAATCTCCGTATGATGCGAGAACAGAACGCGTTTAACGCTGATCAGGCTGGTATACAACGTCAGTGGCAGACTGATATGTGGAATCGTAATAATCGGTATAATTCGCCTGATGAGATGATATCTCGTGGTTTGAATCCGTTTGTTCAAGGTTCTGCTGCTATGGCTGGCTCTAGGTCTCCTGCTTCGGGCGGAGCTGCTGCTACTGCTGCTCCTGTCCCTAGCATGCAGGCTTATAAACCTAATTTTTCTAATGTGTTTCAGTCTCTTGCTTCCCTTGCTCAAGCTAAGGCTTCAGAAGCTTCTGCTCGTGAATCTGGCGCTCGCGCTAATCAGACTAACACGGTAACTCCTCTTTTGTCTGATTATTATAGAGGTCTTACTAACTGGAAGAATCTAGCTATTGGCTCTTCTGGTTATTGGAATCAGGAAACAGGCCGTATTTCTGCCGCTCTAGACCAGTCTACTGAGGCTCAGAATCTAAGGAACGCCCAGTTTGCTGAGCGAATATCTGCTGCTCAAGAAACACAGATTTTGCTTAATTCTGATGCTCAACGTGTTATGAATAAGTATATGGACGAGAATCAACAGGCTGATTTGTTTATCAAAGCACAAACTTTGGCTAATCTTCAGACTCAAGGTGCTCTTACAGAAAAACAGATTCAGTCTGAAATACAGCGTGCTATCCTTGTTGCTGCCGAGGCTTCTGGCAAGAAAATTGATAATCGTGTGGCTTCTAAAACGGCTGATTCCCTGATTAAGGCTGCTAATGCTTCCAATGAGTTGCAGTATCGTGATAGTACATATGATTATAAGAATGTTAAGCTTCGTAAACGTACGGAGTATAATACTTCTATGGCGAATCAGAAAGCTGCTGAATATGGCGCAGATTTGGCTCGCAAACAAGGCCGTACTCATTATTGGGAATCCGTTGCTCGTGGTATTGGTAGCGTTGCTGCTGGTGCTGGTAATTTTGTCGGTACATTCCGTGCTGGTAATGGTCGGTAAATAAATATTACGTATACATTCTTTAGGACTAGAAGCCTATCGCGGCGTTTGAGCGATATACACCCGCCGCCCGCGTAGGGCCTGGTCGAAAAATGGAGCGGAGCGACTTCCTTATAGGAGCGCCCCGCTCCGGTATTTTAGCACAGAGTGCGCAAAGGCAGGTTCTATCTGACCTGCCGTGCCTATACCCCTGTATACATCTTACACTTTGTCAAGTCCAGGACTTACATTTTGTTATTCAAGCGAAGCCCCTAGTTGTGTGCGAAGCAAATCCGAGTTATCCTCTCGGATTCTCCTGTTTCTTGTCTATAAACGCACAACTCACACTCTACGGTAGAATCTAAAAAAAAGAGATTTCTTTTGGAGTTATAAAAATAGTTTGTATATTTGCCCCCGGCTAGAAGTTACAACCATTATTAACATTTAAAAATTCTTAGAATTATGCAAAAATTTATTATCTCAGTTAAAGACAAAAACACTGGTCGCGATGTTATTCCGCCTTATATTGTCAATTCTCTCGATGGTCTTGGAAATTATTCTGAGCGAATTTCTCCGTTGGGTCTTATTGTTATTGTGGATTCGATTAAAGAAGAAAATGATTTTATCAATCTTAACACTCAAAGCGATGAAAAGTAATAATATTTGGAAAATTGTTATTGGAGCCGTTTCTGCCGCTCTTGGTTACGTTTTAAATGCTATTGGTTTATGAATTATTCTCTTATGCATTTTCTCGAGTATTTGTTGTTTTCTAATGCTCATTTTACGGTAACTAGTGCGCGTCGTACTCCTGAACAAAATAAGGATTGTAATGGCGCCCCTAATTCTCAGCATTTGGTAGGTGAAGCTATTGATATTAAACCTTATGGTTCTACTGGTTTTAGTAAGTTGCTTGAGATGGTTCATGGTTATTCTGATCATGTTTCTCCATTTGACCAACTTATAATTTATCCTACATTTATTCATATTTCATTTGGTCCTCGTAGTCGACACCAAGTAATTGATAAAAGAAACTAATTATGAATTATTCTCCTGATTTGCTTAAGGCTGTTGACCATTGTCAGCATCGTTCATTTATTACAAACAAGTATAATGGTGCACGCATTGCCGTAGATTGCGGTCAATGTGATTACTGTATCCATAAGAAAGCCCAAAAAGCGTCCATGCGTGTGAAGACTGCTGGAAGTGCTTTTAAGTATTCTTATTTCGTTACACTTACTTATGACAATAAACATGTTCCTCTTATGGCTTGTAAGGTTTTGCATAGTGATTATGATGACGCTATAGGCATTTCGGGAGATATTCATTTTGGCTATGAACATCATAAATATATCCCTGTTTCTGAATATCAATGTGATGATGACTCCATGTTGCATCATATATTCTTCGAGCAGGTACAAGGCACTGTGCCGTTTGACCGTGAGACTAAGGAGTATGCTCCTGTTAAGGATAATTGGTTTCTTAGTATGGCTGCTATTCGTAGCTTTATCTATAAGACGCAATCGGTTGACAAAACGGATTATCCCGCTTCTGCACAATACGGTCGTGATAACCTTATACCCTTTTTGAACTATGCTGATGTTCAGAATTATATTAAAAGATTACGTAAATATTTATATAAACAGTTAGGTTCTTATGAAACGCTACATTTCTACGCTGTCGGTGAGTATGGCCCTGTGCATTTCCGTCCGCATTATCATATCTTATTATTCACAAACTCGAAAGAAGTCGCAGAGGTTTTACGATACTGTCACGATAAGAGTTGGAAATTCGGTCGTTCAGATTTCCAGATTGCCCGAGGTGGAGCTTCTTCGTACGTTTCGAGTTACGTTAATAGCCTTAGTTCTGCTCCCCTATTATATCGCTCATGCCGCGCGTTTAGACCCCGCTCGAGAGCGTCTCTCGGATTCTTTGAGAAGGGTTGCGATTTCGTGGAAGGTGAAGAAGCTTATGCGCAGATTGAGCAAAAAATCGATTCTGTCGTTAATGGAAGAATCCATAACTTCAACGGCCTCTGTATTCGGTCAACTCCCCCCCTGTCGTATATCCGTAGTTTATTGCCCAGATTCTCGTCTGCTCGCAATGATGATAGTATTGCGATTGCTCGAATTCTTCGCGCTGTACACTCAACGCCAAAGAGAATTGCAAAATTCGGATTTATCGCCTACAAACAAGACTCGGTCTTGAGCCTTGTCCGTACTTATTATCAATATCTCAAAGTTCAAAATATTCTTACAGATGATGATAAAATTATATTACATGCTTCTCGGTGTCTTACTAGGTTCTGTAACAGTTCTAGCGATGTCGATATTGAATCTTATATTAATAAGTTATATCGGTTGTTCCTATATGTCTATAAATTCTTCCGTAACTGGCATTTGCCTTCCTTCGGTTCTGATATTAGTGCTTACTCCGGTCGTATTATGTTTATCATTAAAACAGGTATAGAGTATGAGAAGAAAAAGAATTATGAAGATTTGCGAGGTGTATATGGCCTTCGTTCCCAATACCCTGAACTCTCGGATTGTATGTTCGTTTTACCTGCGAACGGCCAAGAATCAGATATCTTACAGTCTGTTTCACGTGAAACAGTTCAGCTCCTTGAGCAACTTCGGTACCGTAGTTCAACACTCTGTCGTGATATGATTAAGCACAAGAAGCTTAATGACGCTAATAATATTTTCAATCGTATGGTTTAATTTTAATTTTGTTATTTATGAGTGATTTTAACCCTTTGGACCGAGCGAAACTTCCTACTCATCGCTCTTCCTTCGACTTGTCTAGTAAAAAATTGTTTACAGCGAAAATTGGAGAAATTTTACCTTGTTATTGGCAGATTGCCATCCCTGATACTAACTATCGTATTTCCTCCGACTGGTTTACCCGTACCGTTCCGGTTAATACGGCTGCTTATACCCGTATTAAGGAGTATTATGATTTCTACGCTGTGCCGCTGCGCCTGATCTCTCGTGCACTTCCGCAGGCATTTACCCAGATGACGGATTACATGACTTCCGCTGCTTCTAACTCTGCTAATACAGCCCAGTTGACTAGTGTTCCTTATGCCCCTGTTGGTAATATTTCTGCCGAGATTCAGGCTCGTGTAACTGCTAATACTGTTGACGATGCTGGCTTTGGTTTCGCCTATGGTTCTTGTAAATTATTGGATATGCTTGGTTATGGTTCATTCGTTGGTACTGGTAACACTAAGAAAAAAGAGATTACTATGCAGTATCTTGGTCTTGATACTACTTCATTGTCTGACGGCCAGAACCCTCTTATTTATGGTACCAGCATTAATTTGAACCTTCTTCCCGTTTTCGCTTATCAGAAGATTTATTTTGATTTCTATTCAAATTCCCAATGGGAAAAACATTTGGCTTATTCTTATAATGTAGACTATTGGGATGGTAAGAGTTCTGTTGAGATTTCCGCTGATATGATTAAGCTTCGCTATGCTAACTATCCTAAGGATTATTTTCTCGGCGTACTTCCTGCTTCTCAATATGGTTCGGTAGCTGTTTTGCCGTCTCATTCTTCTGCATTTGTCTCTAACCGTGTTGTATTTAGTCCTAATGAAGACATCGTTTCTCCTGCTTCCGGCTTATTAAATCTTTCAAATTCTCAAGATGTTAAGGCAGATTCT